GCGCGAACCGACGCGAGAATTCGCTAGGCATGGATTTTTCATAAAGGGATTGTAGATGCCAACTCAGCAGGTGATAGCCGAACATCTTGATCTATCCCAGCAGGATGTCAGCAACTGGATGGAGCGGCTACGCATCGACTGGCGCGTGACATCGCTTGACGATATTCGCATTGCCTACATCCGCAGCCTGCGTGAGACCGCCGCAGGACGCGCCAGCAACGGCGAGATTGGGCTTGCAACCGAGCGGGCACGGCTGGCGCGCGAGCAGGCCGACAGAATTGCGATGCAGAACGCGATCACCCGGCGCGAGCTCGCGCCGGTGCACTTGATCGAACAGGTATTGACCAGGGCGGGCGTGCAAGTCGCCACCATCCTGGACGGAATTCCGGGCGCAATAAAACGCCGCGTCGCGTCGCTATCGGCGCAGGAAGTCACCTACATCGAGCGCGAGATTGCGCAGGCGCGCAATGTGGCGGCGGCGATCTCGCTCGCCGATCTCGAGGGCGTTGAGAAGGATGTCGATGACGAGATGGTGGATCCAGCCGGCGCACCAGAAGCGGAGACCGCAGGGTAAATGATGGATGGCATCGTGCTTTCCAGTTGGCGCGAGCTTGAACGCGCTTTTCGCCGTGGCATAGCGGCCTTCGCCGTGCCCGAGCCCTTGAGCCTGCCCGAGTGGGCCGCGAAGCATTTCTACCTGTCGGCGGAAAGCAGCTATATCGAGGGCGCCTGGCGCGCCTGGCCATTCCAGCTCGGCATCATGGCGTGCATGAGCAATGACGATGTGCGCGAGCTCGATCTGCGCAAGAGCGCCCGCGTCGGTTACACCAAGATGATTCTCGCTTGCATGGGCTATACCGCGCATCACAAACGCCGCAATCAGGCCTTGTGGCAACCGACGGATGACGATGCGGTCGAGTTCGTTAAGACCGAACTGGATTGCATGTTGCGCGACGTCGCGATCATGCTCGAAGTGTTTCCCGCGTTCCTGCGCCGGGACAAGGACAACACGCTGACGCAAAAAAAATTCCTCACTTCCATGCTGCATATTCGCGGCGGAAAGGCGGCGAAGAATTTCCGCCGGATCTCGATCGACACCGCTTACCTGGACGAGCTCGACGCCTTCGACGCCGATGTGGAAAAGGAAGGTTCGCCAGTCAAGCTGGCCGCGAAGCGTATCGAAGGCGCGACGTTCCCAAAGTTAATTGTCGGCACGACGCCGAAGCTGAAAGGCTTTTCCTTGATCGAGGGCCGCGAGGCGGTGGCCGATGTGTTCCTGCGCTATTACGTTCCATGTCCACATTGCGAGGAATTCCACCCGCTCACCTTTGGCGGCAAGGACGAACCGCACGGCTTCAAATGGCAGGATCACGATCCCGACACCGTACGCCACCTCTGCCCGCACTGCGGCGCGATGATTCACCAAGGCGACTACCTATCGGTATGGGAGCGCGGCCGCTGGCAATCGGACGACGGCATTACCATGGATGCAAGCGGCGCGTTTTACGACCGGTCGGGAGAGACCATGCCCACACCGGCGCATGTCGCGGTACACATATGGACGGCATACAGTCCTAGCGTCGCCTGGCCGGCGATCGTGCGCGAATTTCTAGACGCCATCGAAAAACACAAAGTGGGCCGCGACGAGGACATGAAGGCCTTCCGCAATACCACGCTGGGCGAGACCTGGGCCGAGCATATCGAACAGACCGAGGCCACCGAATTACGGGCGCGCGCCGAACCATTGCCGCTTGGCCGGGTGCCCGAGAATTGTTTGCTGTTACTCGCTGGCGCGGACACCCAGGACAACCGCATCGAGGTGGGCGTTTGGGGCTTCGGACGCGGTTCGCAAATGTGGACCATTGATCACAAGATCCTTTGGGGCAACCCGGCCGAGGATCAAATCTGGATAGACCTTGCGAGATATCTATTCGAAGCCGAATTTCTCAATGCCTTCGGTCAAGCGATGCGCATCGAAGCGACGGCGATTGATTCCGGCGGTCACCATGCGCAAGCCGTGTACGAGTTCGCCCGCCGCCATGCGGCCCGGCGCGTGTACGCCGTGCGCGGGTATTCCGGCCGTGAGCGGCACATCAAGCAAGGGGCAGGCAAAGTCGATATCGACTGGCGCGGCCGGATGCGCAAAGCCGGTGTCATCTTGTGGCAGGTCGGCACCAATCTCGCGAAGGATCTGATTCACGGCCGTTTGCAGATTACCAAGCCCGGCCCAGGGTACATTCACTTTTCTGACGAGCTCACCGACGAATGGTTTGCGCAATTCACCGGTGAGGCGCGCGCGGTGCGGCGCACGGCGATAGGCGACGAATCGCGCTGGACGCCGATTCGCCGCCGTGTCGAAGTGCTCGATTGCGCGGTGTATGCGATCTGGCTGGAAACGCAGCTCGATCTTGGGCGCAAAGGCGAGGCCTTCTGGGGACCGCGCGAAGCCATATTGCAGCCGGCGATCCGGGATATGTTTGCCGTCACTGAAGCGGCGCCAGCCGCACCAGCGGCCGAAGCGCCGCAGATCAATGAGAAGCTATCCATTGAAGAAATGATCCGCCGGGCGCGGCGGAAGGAGACAGCATGCGCCCGTTAACGCATTAGGTTTTCCAACGTAGAGGATGTCAATGTGATTACTGCGAAAAATTATGCAGCACAGGCCGTGCGCGGTCTACGCAATACGTGCGAGGCCTTCCGGCGTCTCGGACTCGGGATGGATGCCGCGTTCGTCGAGCTTGCGCTTTCAGATATTGAATCGGCGCAGCACTTTGTTTTGCCTGATGGCGGCCGGCTATTCGATGATGACTTGCGCGGTTTAAAGGGAACCTGGCTGCGACTTCCTTATCCGTCAATCACGCTGGAATACTTCGTTGAAGAGAACGATCGATGCGACGAGAAGCATTCGTTTCATGTGGCAAAGCGATTGATCTACGCATGTGAATCGGACGCAGTATCACGGGAAAACAGGAGAGTCCGTTTGTTGGAGTTGGCTCGGAAACATGGCTTGGAACGCGATATTGAGCGAGCATTTGAGCAAACCATTTACGATCGAACTACTGATTATTGCATTGATGTATGGGCAGCGTTTGACACCGGTGATACTTGGGTGCCTTCTGTTGGGATGTACACACTCCTTTCTAGTGAGTGGGAAGGCCAAGACCCTGCTGGTAGGCTTGTTTCCCCGGTAAACCCGGCCTCTATTGCGCCCCCTCCGAATGCGACGAAAATTCGGGGCTATTTCCGGCCGATATTGCCGCAGCAATTTACTTTCATGGCGTCGAAGCATGGGCACGAATTCGCGACAAATAATGCGATGAGTGATTTGTTTGATGAAGTAGGAGCGGTGCTTGAGTTGTGCGAAGCGTTAAGCTGCAGCAACGTGCGCGCCGAAACCTACCAGCATGCGGACAGCGGAAAGAATGCGCGTCGCATACGCGACGGCAAATTGCCAATTTACGAAACCAAGATTCTAACGGTCGATGTGCCGAATACGGCCGGCAAAACGAGCCGGGGCGATATCGGCGAGCGTACCGGTCCGCGCGAGCACCTGCGCCGTGGTCATATCCGTCGCATCAATGGCGGATCGCGCAATATTTGGGTCAATAGCTGCGTAGTCGGTCACCGCGAGCTTGGCCGCATTGATAAGACGTACCGCGTAAACGCGGCGCTTTAAACCATCCGAATGAAAGGAGGCGCGCCCAATGACGCAAGACTTTGTGCAGCGCTTGTTGAACGTGTTGGCGGAAACGCCGCGCGATGGCTGGGAACAGCGGGTGCGGGCGGAATTCGGTGGTGGCGAATATTACATCGCCCGGCGGTCACGCGCTCCGGCAGAACAAGTGCGGGAGCTCGTGTGCCGGGGGCTTGCCGAGCGGACGGCGCGATACAAGGTGCGTGGCCGCTGACATCATTGAACGGTGCCAGGATTTAGCTGGTTTGATTCGTTCGCAATCTGCGCATCGAGGATCTTGATGGCGTCCTGCAAAAGCGTCCTTTGTTCTCGCGGGGAAAAGGTGCCGCAGAGATGACATTGATTATTGTCGAACATCAGCAAGACAAATGGTAATGGCTGACCGCGAATGACCGCCGTCAATTGCTGAAATGTTTCCGTAATGCGTGTCTGTTCCTCAATGTTCATACATTCCTTTCAAGCTTCAATGGCCGATGCATCTCTAAATGCGCGCAGGACGGCATTCATTTTGCTTTGATAGCCAGCGCCTTGCGCCTTGAACCATTCCAGCACGTCTTGATCGACGCGCAAGGAGATTGCGGTTTTCGGCCCAACAGGGCGTAAACCATGGCGAACAATGCCGCCCACGATGTTTTTCACATCCGCTTCGGGATGTTCATCAGTAAATTCGATGTCTTTGTTGGTCATTGTTTTGACTTTCTTCCAGTTGGTTTTAGAGGTTGCTGAAGAGGATTTTGGTTTCCTGCTTCGATGCTTTGCGGAATGAGATGATGCGGATTTCATGGTCGGTCTCCGTATGAGCAATTGAAACGGTAATGCCCGCTAAAAAACCCAGGGTGATAAAGCGCCGTTCGTTGTACGCGAAGCGATTATCAGGAAAGGTAAACGTCCATCCCTCAAACACCTTGCGAGCGTCAGCGAAGTCGATCCCATGCTTTCGCAAGTTTTCGGTTCGCTTGGTGTTATCCCAGGTGAATTTCATATATACAAATTATATATACGAAGTGTATATACAGTCAACAAAATAAAAATGACCTTGCCGTTTTTCCCTGGAATCGGCAAACCTGGTCTCGGCATAATTCCCGCCCATGCAAGACATTCCGGCAAGCTTACGCGCAGGCGATACCTGGGCCTGGCGCGATTCCTATCCCGACTACAAAGCAAACGAAGGCTGGGCGCTTTCTTATGTCCTAGTCAACGTCGCCACGAAGATTGACTTGCCATCCGGCGGCATTAGCGCCGATGGCGCGGACTTCGCGATTACCGTTGCCGCCGCTACCACCAACGGCTATGCGCCGGGCATCTATTCGCTTGTGGCGCGGGTTACCCGAAGCGGCGAAGTGCACACCGTACGCAGCAGCACGCTGCAAGTTACGCCCAATCTAACCGCCGCCACCGATACGCGCTCGCATGCCCGCAAAGTGTTGGAAGCCATCGAAGCAGTACTCGAGCGGCGCGCGACGCTTGACCAAGAAAATTACACCATCGGCACGCGCTCGTTAGCACGCACGCCCATTCCCGAGTTAATCCTTCTGCGCGATAAGTACCGGCGAGAAGCCTATGCCGAAAAAGCCGCCGAAGCTTTGGCGCAAGGGCTAACGCCTAGCGGCCGGATCCAGGTGCGTTTCTGATGAGTTGGCTAACGCGCGTCAAAACCCTCTTCGGCCGCAACAAGCCGGTGCCGGTCATGGATTTGTGCCGGCAGATTTCCCGCGCGCTCGCCATGGCGGAAACCCCTGCCTATGTCGGCAGCTGGGCGACGAATACTCGCAGCGTCAATCACGATTTGCAATGCGGCCTATCAACCGCCATCGCCCGCTCGCGCAACTTGGCGCGCAACAACGATTACGCCAAGCGATTCCTGACGCAGCTTAAAACCAATGTGCTAGGCAAGGAGGGGCTGCGCCTGCAAATGCGCTTGATGAAGCGCAAGGATGAGCCGGACGCAGAAATCAATGATGCGGTGGAAACCGCATGGCGCGCCTGGGGCAAGCGCGGCGTTTGCGAAGTCACCGGACAATTGACGTGGAAGGAATGCGAACGCTTGCTGCTGGAAGCCTTGGCGCGCGACGGCGGCTTCTTGCTGCGCAAGCTGAACCGGCGCGGGCCTAAGCAATTTCAATTGCAATTGCTCGATTACGAAATGCTGGATGCGCGCCTCTATCGCGATATGGCCAATGGCAACCGCGTGCGCATGGGCGTGGAAATCAACGATGACGGCGCGGCACAAGCGTATTGGTTACGCAATGACGGCAAGCCGGATCTGAATTTGCGCAACTTCGGCTATGCGGTCAACGATCATGTTCGAGTACCGGCGGATGAAATCATTCACCGCTTCATCGCCGAGGAAGCCAATCAACTGCGCGGCTATCCCTGGCTATCAGTAGGCGGCCGCCGCCTATGGCTAGTGCAGGATTACGAAGAATCAGCGGCGGTAGCTTCCAGCAACGCGGCCAAGCGCTTGGGCTTCTTTGTAAGCCCGACCGGAGAAGCGCCGCCCGGAATTGGCGATCAGATTGTTAGCAGCGTATTGGAGCAGGCGAAGGCCGCCGGCCAAGTGCTCTCCGCGCAAGAAGTGCAAACGCTGATGCAAACGGCGGAAAAGTTTTCCACCACGGTTCCCGGTCAATACGACACTGTCCCAGCCGGTTACGATTTCCGCCAATACGAAAGCGATTATCCGCATACCAATTATTCCGAGTACGTCAAAAGCTGCTTGCGCGGCGTAGCCTCCGGCTTGGGCGTTTCCTACGTCAGCTTAGGCAATGACTTGGAAAGCGTGAATTACAGCAGCGCGCGCGTCGGCATTTTGGAAGAGCGCGAAGTGTTCAAGGCGTTGCAGGGCTGGTTAATAGAAGCCTTGCATGCTGATGTATTCGCCGCTTGGCTGAAGATGGCGCTGCTTGCCGATAGCACTTTGTCCAAGCTAGACCCCGTTCGTTACGAAACTTATGTGGAAGCCGCCAGCTGGCAACCACGCGGCTGGGCCGGCATAGACCCGGCAAAAGAAGCGAACGCCAATCAAACCAATCTGCAACTGAAATTGACCAGCCGCCGGCGGATCATCTTGGAGCGCGGCGACGATCCCGATGAAGTCTTTGCCGAAATCGAAGCGGAAGAAAAGTTGCTGGGGCCGGTACCGCAACAGGGCGCGCCTGCCGCTGCCGCAGATACGCCGCCCGACGACACACCCGACGAAGAAACGCCCGCCGGCAGCCCGAAGCGCGCGGCATTGATGCCGGTTCGAATAGCAGGAGCTTAAGCCATGAGTGCCCGCGATCTTTCACAAGTTTTATCGCAAGTAATAACCCGCGACTTCGCCATTCCGCGCGAAGCGATCAACGTCGAAGCGCGCACCATTGATTTGGCGTTTTCCAGTGAGACGCCGGTGGAACGCTGGTGGGGTAAGGAAGTTCTAGACCATAGCCCGGACGCGGTGCGCTTGGAGCGCGTCAACAATGGCGGCGCCTTGCTGCTGGATCATGACCGCACCAATCAAATCGGCGTCATTACCCGCGCCTGGCTAGACGGCGACAAGAAGGGCCGCGCCCAAGTCAAGCTATCGCGCAGCGCGCGCGGTGAGGAAATCTTGCAAGACGTCGTGGACGGCATCCGGCAACTGGTGTCGGTCGGCTATCAAATTCATAGCCTGAAACTGGAAAGCAGTGATGATACCGGCGACGTTTACCGGATAGACGATTGGGAGCCGGTGGAGATTTCGATTGTAGCGATCCCGGCCGACGTTAGCGTCGGCGTGGGCCGCAGTGGCGATTTGCCGGCAGTGCCGGTGGCAAAAAAGGAGAAGCAAACTATGGAACATACACCAACCGGCGGCCCGGATATTCGCGTCGTCGAAGACAACGCGCTTCAAGCCGAACGCGATCGCCAGAAACAAATTCGTGCATTGGCGGCGCTGCACAATCAGCGCGATTTCGGCGTGGAGGCTTGCGATAGCGGCATGACGCTGGACGCATTTCGCGGCGCTTTGCTGGAGCGCGTTAAGCCCGCCACCACGATTCCGCAGCCCGCTTCGCAAATCGGCATGACGCCCAAGGAAACGCAGCGCTATTCGATTTTCAAGTTACTGCGCGCGCTATCGCAGCCTAGCGATAGGCAAGCGCAAGAAGCCGCCGCCTTCGAGTTCGAAGCCCATCGCGCGGTGGAATCGCGCTTGGGCGTAAGCCGCAACGGTGGAACGTATGTGCCGTTTGAAGTGCAAAAGCGCGACTTGTCGGTCGGCACGGCCGACGCTGGCGGCTATCTGGTCGGCACCGACAATCAAGGCGGTTCATTCATCGACTTGCTGCGCAATCGTTCGTTAGTCGCCAAGTTAGGCGCGGTAACCATGGATGGGCTGGTGGGCAACGTCACCATTCCAAAGCAAACCGCCGGCGGCACCGCTTACTGGTTATCCACCGAAACCACGCCCATTACCGAAAGCCAATTAGCCCTGGGGCAATTGGCGCTATCGCCGAAGACAGTGGGCGCGTTAACCGAAATCACCCGCCTGCTGATGCTGCAATCCTCGCCCTCGGCCGAGCAGCTCGTAATGAACGACTTGGCCATCGTACTTGCCTTGGCGATAGACGCCGCTTCGCTATCCGGTCCCGGTACCGGCGGCGCGCCTACCGGGATCATTGCCGCCAGCGGCGTGGGATCGGTAACCGGCACCAGCTTGGGTTATGCGGGCGCTATCGAATTCCAGACGGATGTCGAAACCGGCAATGCCTTGGCCGAGAACATGGCCTATGTCACCACCCCGGCGGTGGCCGGACTGATGATGCAGCGGCAGAGATTCAGCGGTACCGATACGCCGCTATGGACCGGCTCGGTGCGCGACGGCCTGATGGTCGGGTATCGCGCGGCATCCACCAATCAAATGCCGAGCGCAAAAATGATCTTCGGTGACTTTAGCCAAGTGGTGCTGGCGGCCTGGGGCGTGCTCGAATTGAAGGCAAGCGAATCGCATGGCAGCAACTTTGCTTCCGCGATTACCACGATTCGCGCCATGGCGTCGGTTGATGTCGGCATTCGCAATCCAGGCGCCTTCAGCGTTGCCGCCAGCATTACCTAGCATTTTCCCGGTACCGGGAAAATGGTTCGAGTATCGAAGTTAAACGTACGAGGTGGATTATGGAAATTATCGTTTTGCGCGCCTTCATTTACGAACGCGAGCCGCAACCACCGGACACGATATTGGATGTGCCGGTAGCGTTCGGCCGAGAAATGATTACGGCCGGAAAGGCGAGAGCGGTTAACGATGCCGACCTTAAACCCAAAGGACCGCTGGATGTCAGCAACGCGGAAGCATTGGTCCCCAAAAAGAAAGAGGCCGCCAAATGAGTCAATACCTTTTTGCCAGCGGTTGCGTAGTGCGCAGCTTGGCGGCTTCGGCCGCCTTGACCGAAACGCTAACCGGCGCGGCGGTGGATGTTCGCGATTTGGAAGGGCCGGCGTTGGTGTTGCAAAACGCCGGCGCGGGCGGTGGCGATACCCCTACCTTGGACGGCAAGTTGCAAGATTCGCCGGATGGTTCCGGGAGCTGGGCCGATCTTAGCGGCGCGGCGTTCACGCAAGTGGAAGATGAGGCGTCCTTGCAAAAGCTGGTGCTGAATCCCAACAGCACGCGCGGTTACGTGCGTTATGTGGGCACGATAGGCGGGACCACGCCCAGCTTTGCCGTAGGCGTGATTATCGCGGGCATGCGGCGCTCAAGCTGATGGCGTTTACTGAGCGGCTGCAGGATTTTTTTGCCGTCGAAGATTTCGCCATCGTTGCGCTGTGGACGCCCTCAGCGGGCGGCGCGCAGCAAAGCGCTAACGTGATTTATGACTCGCCGGACCAAGGGATTTGGGGCGATACGGTAATGACTACGGAATATGCGATCACGATGCGCGCCGCCGATTTTCCCGGGCTGAAAGGCGGTGAAACGATTATCGCCGCCGGCGCTACTTTCAAAGTGCGCGAGCTGCGCCTATTGGATGATGGGGCATTAAAGCGCGCGACGTTAAGCAAGGTGTAAATGGCTACCCGGCGCGAGCAAATCATCCTAGCCGTCATCGCAAAACTGGCGACGCTCATCAGTTTGCCCGCAGGCCGGGTATTCCGAAGTCGCGAGACCGCTATCACCCGTGGCGAATCGCCCTGCGTAGTAGTGCAAAAAAAAAGCGAACCGCCGCCGGACATCTGCAACGTGGCCGAGATGCACCTTGGCTTCGTCATCGAAGTATATACGCGCGGCGAAAACGGTGAAGCGGATGCCGATCCGATTGAGAACGAAATTCACGCGCTGCTAATGGCCGATAGAACGCTAAGCGGCGCATGCCTGCTGCTAAATGCCGACGGCACCGATTGGGAAGGCGCGGATGCTGACCAGCCGGCGCATCGCACCCTAATGAGTTTCAGCGCGATGTACCGAGTGGAACCTGAAAACCTGAGCGAACCGGCTTGATCAAAGGAGATGGAACATGCCTAACAAATATTTTTTCGGCAAGGGCCGCGTTTTTTTTGCAGAGAAGGACGAGACAACCGGCTTAGCCAAGCAGTTGATCTGGGCGGGCAACGTCAAGAAATTAAATTTCGGGTTCGAAACCGAGCTGCTAACGCACAAGGAAGACTACACCGGGCAAGGCTTGGAGGACGTTCGCAAAGTGATCGGCAAGTCCGCCACCATGACCGCCGAGATGGAAAACTTCGACCTCGATATGCTGGCGCTAGGACTATATAGCTCTAAGGTCAGCGTCGACGGTTCAACCGTGGAGGGAGAACCGCTGCCCGCAGGGCTTGCCGTCGGTGATGAAGTAGCCACCCAGCACCCCAAGATTTCCTTGCTGGTGGTAAAGGATTCCGCCGGTACTCCCGGAACGCTGACCCTGAATACCCATTACTCGATTGAAGACGCCACCACCGGCCGTATCAAGATTCTGAACCTGGGCAGCTTCACGCAACCATTTGAGTTGGACTACACCTACGGAGCGCGTAAGGACCTGGGTATATTCATGAGTACCCCACCGAACCGCTGGCTGCGTTACGAAGGCATCAATCTGTTAACCAACAAAAAAGCCTTATTCGAACTGTATAACCTGTCGCTCGATGTCATGTCCGAATTGGCCTTGATCAGCGACGGCAACACGGTAAGCGGTTACACGATGAAAGGCGCTGCCTTGATGGAGTCTTTGATTCCCGCCGATGATGAGCTTGGCCAATTCGGGCGCATTCGCGATCTGGCATGAACACCGTCAACGAATTAACGCAACTATTGCCTGAGCCGCGGACCATCAATGTCGGCGGCGAAGCGGTCGAAGTGTGGCCCATACGCGTGCGTCAATTGGCGCGCGTATTGCCCGCCATCGAGGCACTGAATCAAATCGTGAGTCCTTCCAAAGAAAAAGCGCAGGTGCCGGAGCAGGAGGGCTTGACCGATTCAGCTGATGCGGGCAAGCAAAAGCAAGCCTGGCTTGCGTTGCTCTTGCAAACGCAACACGCCGAAACGGTTATCGAGTTGATTTGCGCGGCCATCGAAAAACCACGTGAATGGGCCGACCCTTTGGATCTTGCCGAATTGTTCGAAGTGGCCGGCGCCGTCATCGAGGTCAACGCTGATTTTTTTATCCATCGCCTGGGGCCGGCGATCAACGCGATTACAGCGCGGATTCTGAGTCTGGTTCCTGGGCATCTACTATCCAGCGACTCATCGCCGCCAATCACAGCTTCAGCGATGTAGCCGGGTATACCTTGGGACAGGCGCGGGCGTTTATCGAAGCGATTGAAGCGGCGGAAGCACAGCGGCAGCACAGTTGCTTAATGCTGATGGCGGCGGCGTTTTCAGGAGATGCAGAGCGAATTAATGCGCTTGCGGACGGGCTGCTCGAACGAGCCTCCGCTTTTGCCAGTAGAGGTAAAGCGTAACCAACAATTTGGGAATGCCGCGCGGGTTGGCGACATGCTGCATTGAGATATCGCGGGCCATGCCCAAGGCGATGAACCAGCCGAAGATAGTCCAGCCGCAACCGATATCGACGATGGCAACCATAAGCACTTCCCACCAGCGGCCGCCTAATAGCAGCACCAGAAGGACCGGGGCGCAATACAAAAGTACCCACAATGTGTTCATGGAAAACGCCCTGTTGATAGGGAATAGACGAGCCTAAACGATGTCAAATAATGACGCAAGGATCGACTTAAGCGCGCGAGACAACACCGCCGCAGCTTTTTCGAAAGCGCGCGCCGGGTTGCAATCCATCAGCAGTCAACTGGAAGCGACGCGCACGCAACTAGCAACCGTCGTTAAGGGCTTCGTCGGCTTCAAGGCGGTGATTGAACCCGCTATCGCACTGGTTCGTGAGTTCGCCGTCGCCGGCTTGGAAAACGCCGATCAACTAGGCAAGTTGGCCGAGCGCACCGGCATCAATGTGGAAACCCTCTCACGCCTGCGCGTAGCGGCAAAATTGGCCGATGCCGATTTGAATCAGATAGGCGCGGCGGCCAAGCATCTGTCCAGCACCATGCTGGATGCGGCGACCGGCAGCAAGGAAGCGCAAACGCTATTGAAGGCGGTCGGGATAACCGTCAAGGATGATCTAGGCACCGCGCTGGAAAAAGCCGGCACCTTGATTGCGGGATTGCCCGCCGGCTGGGAAAAGAACGCGCTTTCGTTGGCGCTATTCAAGAAAGGCGGCGATGAGTTAATCCCGTTTTTCAATTCGCTGAAAGAAGGCACCGCCCGGGCGAAGCAGCTGAATCTCACCATTGGCGATGGTACCGCCGCATCCGCGCAACGCTTCAATGACAATCTAACCGTTCTGCATTTGCAATTGGAACGGCTGGCGCTAGGCATTGCTGACGAAAGCTTGCCGGCGCTGAATGCATTCCTGGAAGCAATGCAGGAAGGCTTAGCGCGCGGCGGTTTGAGCGGCGCGATTGACGTCGCGCTGAATGAATTCCAAAAGCTGGGCGGCATGCTGGGCTTTATTGCCGGGTTATTGCGTGACCACGGCCGCGCGGTGCTGAATCTCGCAGCCATTTATGTGGGCTTGAAAATCACCGCGAGTCTGCGCGCCGCCGTGCTGGCGCACCTCGATCTAGCCCGCGCGGGACTCGCCGGCATAGCCGCCTCGGTACGCGAAACCGCCGCCCGCACCGCCGCCGCGCGCGTTACCGTCGCGCAAGCCGAGGCCGCCCGCATTCATACCGCCATCTTGCTCGCCGAAGCTGAAGCGACCGTCGCCGCGTCAAGTGGCATGGCGCGCTTGTCGCTAGTGCAAAACCTATTAATTCCGCGCCAGCGAGCAGCGGCGGCCGCCGCCGCAGCGGCAACCGCTGCACAAACCGCTTTGGCCGGGGCGACTGGCGCCGCCGCCACGGCATCCACCGTGGCCGGGCGGGCAATCGCTTTGCTAGGTGGGCCAATAGGCGCGGTGATTACTATCCTGGGCTTGGCCGCCACCGCTTGGGCGGTATTCGGTAGCAGTGCCAAGAACGCTAGCCGGAAATCGCGCGAAGCCGTGGATGAAGCTTTGCAACAAGCGGAGCGCATGAAGGCGGTGCGCATCGGCGGCGAATTCGCGCCGGTCATTAATGCGGAGCAAGAAGCCATTGCGCAGCTGCGAGAACAACGGCGGCGCCTGGCCGACGAGCAAGTGACCCAGCCGACGGGCGAATTCGATATCGGCGGAGCCGCGGTTGGGCGAGATGACTTGGCGCGGCTGGATGCTGAAATCCAACATCGGGAAACCAAACTGGCGGCGCTACGCGAATTGAACGCGGAGCAGCGGGCGGAAAGTGAAACGGCCAAAGTCGAGGGTGGCGTTTCGCCGGAATTACAGAAGCTGCTTAATAGCTTGAAGGAAGGCAAAGCGCCCGATCTTTCCGCCAAGCGTTTGGCGCTGGTGCGCGCGCAAGCGGAGGCGGAATTCACGCTGCTTAAAACCCAGCTGGATGAATCGCTGAAAGCGTACGACTTCGCGCTCGAGCAAAATCTGATTAGCGTTAGCCAGCACGCGCAAGCGCGCTTAGCGATTGTCACCCGTGAACTGGATGCGGAGAAAGCCGCCAAACTGCGCGAGCTCGATCAAGCAAAGCAGAACGCCTTAAGCAAGGATCAGGAGAAAGCCCTCGATGCCCGCGTCAAGGTGAAACAATTGGAAGGCGAAATCGCCGCCATCGAGCAGAAACGCCAAGCCGCCGCGAGCGACGCGACGCGCGAACAGACCAAGGGCGAGAAGGCATTGGCTGACGAACTGCGCAATGTGCGCGATGAGTTGGACGGCATCCTGCATAACCTTTCGCCGGAACAACGGCGCGCCGCCATCGCAGCGCAGTTGCAGCCGATGTTGGACAAATTCCGCGCTGCCGGAAATAAAGAAGGCGAACAAGGCGTCCTGAAGCTCATCGACGCGCGCGCCACCGCCGCCGAATTGCAGGACGTAGATAAGCAAGTATCGGCCTTGTTGGACAACCTCAGCGAGCGCGAGCATAGCTTGCAATTGCAAATCGACGCCGGGCTCTTGACCGAAACCGAAGGCCGCCGCCAGGTCATTTCGTTGCATCAGCAAACCGGCGCCGAATTGCAAAAGCTATTGCCCGATTACGAACGCTTGGCGACCGCATTGGATACGCCCGAAGCGAAGCTGGCATTTGAGCGCTTCAAGAATCGCATCGCCGAATTGAAAACCATCGTCGATGAGGTTGCGAAATCAATCGACG